AAGTTAAATAAAGTTCTAATGACTACTTCTGATGCTACTACAGCAGAAGATGTAGAACTTCAACCTGAACCTAGCCCTTCTGTAGCACCAGTTAAAGAAACTATAGCTGCAGCTGCACAGACAGATGATGGTATGGATGATTTTAGAAAGATGTTAGACGACTAAGCTGTATAAGTACTCGCTACTGCACCAAACAATGAAGAATCGTCATTACGAGTTACTATGTTTGGTGGAGTACGAGTAACTTGAGTTGCCTTAGTATTGTTTGTTACTTGTGTAGAATTATCAACTTGTGTTGGTGTTATTTGATTTTGATTACTCAATGCTACAACTTCAGGAGTTTGACCTTTTTCTTTTAACTCACTTCCCATTCCTGTTTCAGGACCTTTAGCTAACTTGTCTTCTGTTTCTTGAATTTTCTCTTCATCTTTTTTTATGTTCTCTGCTTTTTTTTCTTCTACTTTTTTTTGTTCTTCTTGATTCTTTTGAACAACTTTTTGTTCTTCGGCTTGATCAGCAGCATCTAATTGTTGTAGACGTTCAGCTTTACTAGCTTCTACTTGTTGATCAACCATTGCTTTTTGTTCTGGTGTTAAATCTTCATAGTCTTTATTTATTCCTAACGTCTTACTTTCAAAAGTAGCTTCCTTTCCAGCAGCTTGATCAGCTTCAGCAAATGCTTCAATAGCTTTTTTTCTTGCTTCTTCATCACCTGCTCCTGATTCAATATCAGCTCTTTCTTTAGCTCTTTCATCTTTACTCATATCTTCTGCACCTATATCAAATCCATCAAAACCAGGAATAAATTTAGCTATTTTATTGATTAGCTTCTTAACATTAGTAAAAAAGTTTTTAAAGAAATTAATTAAACCTGTTACCATATCACTAATAAGATCAGCAAAACTAAAACTTTCTAATGCCTCAGCTGCATTTTCAAATCCCATTTTTTCAAGAATAAATGCAACACCTTTTTTAAGTAAATCAAGTGGCAGTCCTATGAACCCAATTAACAATTCTCTAATGGATCCCATGATACCTCCAATAATTCCTCCAAACTCTTCTTCACCTTTTTTAAAACCTTTGAAGATATCAATAATAGCAAAGATTAAATTTAATCCTGGTAGCTTACTTGCAAATGGAACTAACTTTCCTAATCCACCTAGAAACTTTCCAACTGTTCCAAAAAACTTACCTATAGGACCTATTGCTTTAGTTACTTTACCTCCTGTTTGTAAAAAACCAACAGCAGGTTTTAATAACTTTCCAATACCCATGATAGCTTTACCTATTCCTGTAAATATTTTTACTATACCTCCTATAAAGGCAGGAGCTGCAAAAGATCTAATACCTGCAACTAAATTATCAAAGAATTCTTCTATTCCATCTGCTAAGTTTGGAAAATTTAACATTAAAAAATCTTTCAAGACTTTACCTGCTAGTAATAATTTTAAACCTGTAAATATAGTACTGAACAAACCTTGTGCTTGTTGTGTTACAGTGACACCAACTTCTTTCTCATCAGCTTCTCCTTTAACTTCAGCTGGACCTCTAGCAGATTCAATATTTTCTTCAGCAGCAGCTGCACCTTCTGCTTCAGCTTTAGCACTCATTGCATCAAGTAGTTGACCACTTAAAAATGCTATACTACCAGCAATGTTATCTAAAACATTTCTAATTCTAGCAAGCATATCAACAACAGGTTTAAGTTGACCACCTAACTCACCACTCAAATCAGTTATTGAACCTCCTTCAGAAGGTCCTTCATCTGGTTTTTGTTTTTCTAATATAACATCTCTAATCTTCCTAATATTCTCAGTATTAGGCATCATAGGTAATGATGGTGCAGCAGCCTCAGCCATTATCTTCTACTCCTATTAGCATTTTGTTGTCTAGTTTTTTCATTCTCTTTCTCTATATAATCTACTAGCATGGCCACATAAAACTTCCTCTCAAATGGTACCATGTTATCTAACTCCGTCAATGAATATTTATGGTGTTGCATCATGGCAAAATTTGTTTGGAAGTGATTTCCTAGTGACTCATGACTCAAACCTAAATAAAAAAATCCACCAGCCCGTTGAGTTTATGTTCAACATCTTGACCACATTTCTCACATTTATACTTGATTGTATGTTCAACTTTGGGCATAGTTTTAAAAAAATCCATAAATTTAAGTAATTGTTTTTGATCCAAATCACCAACAAATTTATCTATTTCTTCTTTAGTAAAATCATTATAAACTTGATCTTTATCAAATACATTTAAAACACAGTCACATATCAAATTAAAAACAGCAGTTGAATCTAAACCTTCAGGATTTTTATCTCCAACTAGCTTTAATGAAGGATAACGCATAGTAACACCTATATCATCTGTAATGTTAATTATGTTAGTATGTTTTGGATCCTTAGTCATTTCTAATTCTTCAAGATTAACTTCTATTGGATTTAGATGTAGACATTCTTTGTTTTCTACGTGTTTAATTTTAAGATCAATTACTTCACCAACACTTTTTGATCTTAACTGAATAAACAACCACTCAATATCAAATAAAGGTAAATCTTCAATAGTTATAGGTGTTTTAATACATTCTTCTAATATATTAATAACAGCTCGTTGAATTTCATTTTTATCTTTACCTTCTTGAGCCATTAACAAGATCTTTTCTTCTTTGACCAAAAAAGGTCTAAAAGATAGTCTTTCTCCTGTTGATGGTAATATGGTTGTAAACTCAGGCGTTGTTATCTGGGGTAACGGCATTATATCTCCTTAAAAAAATAATTTACTTGCAACTCTCGTTGCCAATCCTCCTGACACCACTCCTCCAATTGCCTGCTGAGTTCTTGGTGATAAACCTGAAACAGCTCTACCACCTAATGAAGCCGCTGCAGCTCCTAAACCTGATCTTGAAAAGAATCCACCCAATCTAGGTTTTGCAGACGACTCAATCTCGTTAAAAGATTCATCTCTAAAATATTTGTAATCAAACACTACATTTAATCTTGCTACATCATTAGCAGACCAATCTAATTGTAAGTCTTGAATAGTTCTTGGATATGCTTCTTGTAGTGTACAATTATAAACTTCTTTCAAACCTTGTCTTCCACCTACTTCAGAAAAACAATGTATAGTAATCTGACAAGTAAAATTATCCAAGTAATTTAAATCTTTAGTACCAAATTGTGTTGCAAGATCACCTCTTTCTCTATGTGGTCCAACAATTAAATCTTGCCATAATTCAAAGAAGATTTTTTCACTATAATCTTCTGACATTATAAACGTAGCATCAACTGGTTGATATACTGCATTAGTTGGATATTCTCTTGATAGACCATAATTAGCTTCTTTATAAGGTGATGTAACAATAATTCTACCAGGTAAAGATACTCTATCACATCTAAAAGCTAAATTGGTTATACCTTCTGAATCCCATGATACAAATCTATTAGCTTTATCTTCTTGAAATGCTTTACCAATATTATTATTTAAACTCTTACCCATTGTAGTTGAAGGTGCTGAAAATGTAATCATAAAATGAGATAGTTTAGCAATCCCAGTTCTATTGATTACTCCTGAAAAATTTGATCTTCCGTTTGGTGATATTTTGCCTGCCATTAGCTTATCATCTTTCTACTTAATTTATATACAGCAGATTTAGATTTTTTTCTAAATCTTTCTGTTGGTAAAAATAAAGCTGTATCCCATTGATCTGCATTGATCTTAACAAACCTACTTCTGACTTTGCTAACTAGATACCTCTTCACACAAGGTTTAAAAAATCTAAACTTGCTAGCCTTATTTAGTATGTTATAGCTAAGTCTTATACGTGTGTCTTCATCAAATTTTTTATCTGTAGAGATAGTATATAAACCATCCATTAATCTAGCTCTTAGCCTAGGATCCAAATAATGTAAATTCAATCCTAAAAATGATCCTTGTTCAATAGCTCTTTGTCTTTGAAAACCTCTTTTGAATGGAAATATTAATGGAAACCTATCATAGTAAGGTAAAGTATCTTTAAATTTAGGATCATAAAAGAAATGATACATAAAACCAATTTGTGGTACTCTAGTAAGTTGGACTTTTGGTGCTGTCTTAATTATAGTTTGAGGTTGAACACCAGTAGTTTGTCTTGCAAGATTTCTAAACCAGTTTCTAGCGCTAACTGTTCGAGCAGGAACTTGTCCAGCTCTTACACCTTCATCTAATAACTTTTGATAAATGTATGCTACCAACTTTGTATACCTAATTCTTTTTCTGTTATTATAACAAACTCCCAGTCTCTGTCTTCACAGAATTCTCTAGCAGCTTTCCACTTATAAGTATTTATTGCAAATGTCTTAACTTCATTGATATACCTTTTAGTCTTTCTTGTCTGGATCTTAGGTTCTTGAACTTGTTTATATGGTTTAACTTCAACCATTCTTGTTTTAATCATACCATTCTTATTTTTAACTTTAACTAAGAAATCTGGATAGTATCTGTGATACTTACCATCAATTGGGTGTTTATATGGTATAAAAAACTCTTCACTTTGCCATTCTACTATGTGTTCGTTATTGTCAAAGTAAATCATCATCTGTTTTTCCCAAGAACTTCGATAAATAATATTAGTAGGATCACCTTTGTATTTTTTAGGGTTCTTAGGTTTAAACAATCCTTTATACTTAGAAAAGATCATACTGTATTTTATAACTTTATTTTAAGAAAGTCAAGGGAAATATGGCAGGACAAACTTCTTCATTTATGGAAGGTAGACAATCTAGATCATCTACAGCAGGTACAGGTTCGCCTGAAGATGAAGGTCCATTAAGAAATATATTTAAAAGTCTTGGACCAGGAAGACCGTTAAACTTTCCTGTTAATATGGCTACTGTTGATCATTATGTACAATTTGGTGCATATGCTGAACAACATTTTCCAGCAGCTGGTAAACCCAGATCTGATACTTCATTAATGGGTTCAGTTAGATTACCAATGCCAAACCAATTGCCTGTAGCTTATGCACAAACATATAAATCAACAGATCTTGGTCCATTAGGAGCAGCAATTGCAGCTGGTGCTCAAGAAGCTGGATTAGTAGATGCATTTGAATCTGGAGATAAAGATAAAATTATGACCGCTGCTTCAAACTCTTACAAAGAAGCGTTGAAAGAATTAGGAGTTTCGGGAGCTGGTGCTATGATATTACAAGGTGCTACTGAAGGTGGTGGTATTGCTGGTGCAGCAGGTGGTGGAGTTATTGGTGCTGGTATAGGAGCTGGAGTTTCAAAAGGAGTTGAAGCAGTTGCTGCTACAGCTGGTAAAGCAGTTAATCCACACATGGCTATAATATATGAGAGACCACAATTTAGAAAGTTTCAGTTCCAATATAACCTAAGACCAAAGAATCAAGAAGAAAGTAGTATATTACAGAAAATTATTTACTTCTTTAAATTTTATAGTGCACCTCATATAGAAAAAGAATCTCATTTTATTAATTATCCAAATCAATTTAAGATCCATTTTAAACACAATGATTTTTTATTTAAGATGGGTGATTGTGTATTAGATAATATTTCTGTTGATTATCATGGTGAAGGAACACCATTATATTATGATGCATCTAAAGGAGGAAGAAACTTAAAAGCTCCTGCTAATATTACATTGAATTTAGACTTCTCTGAAACAGTTATCGTAACTAAAGACGATATAGAAATGAAAGGTAGATAATGGCTTTTTATTTTAGACCTTTTCCACAAGTATTTTATGATATCAAAAAAAATAATATACCTTTATTGTTGACTGATGTAACAAAAAGGTATAAAGTAAGAGACATACTTCAAGAAAAGACAGCCATCTATTACAACTATACTATAAGAGATGGAGATAGACCTGATCTTATAGCTTTTAAATATTATGGTGATGAAACTTTAGATTGGTTAATAATGATTGTAAATGATATAATTGATCCTTATTATGATTGGCCACTTAATTATCAAAACTTTATTAATTATATGAAAAGTTTATATGGAAGCGTTGATAGTGCTAAGTCAACAGTATATGAATATAGAAAAATACTTAGTGAACAAACAACTCTTATAGATGGAACTGTTATTCCAAAAAGAACTGTTGTTGTAGACCAAAACACATATAACAATACAGCAGCTAATTTAAGAGAAGAAATAGATGCTTATGAATTTTATGAAGAGCAAAATAACGCTAAGAGAGAAATTAAATTACTTGATGAAAGGTTCGTACCTGATATTAAGCTAGAAGTGGAAGCAATATTCAGTGAAAATTTTAACTAATGGCCCAGGAAAAAATAACAAGAGCACATGAGTTTGCTCCAGAGTATAAATTTTCAATTGTAAATTTTGAAGAAAAAACTATAGATATTACTGATCTAGTCCATAGTTTTAATATCTATGAAAACTTATTTGAAAATGTAACAACGTGTGATTTAATTATTAAAGATGCAATGGGACTAATAGATGGTATGCCTATTGTTGGTGATGAATATATTACTTTATCATATAGAACAGCAGGTTTCAAAACTGTAAACGGTAATCAAGAAGAATTTAAAACAGTCTTTAGATCATTTAGAGTTTATAAGATAGGTGATAGAGTTGAGTCTTCAGAAAGACAACAAAACTATATTCTACACTGTGTTGATGATCATTTATTATTAAATGAAATGATAGATATTAATCAAAGTTTTGTTGGTCAGAATGCAATAACGGCTTGTGATAAAATGTGGGAAAGTAATTTTATAAAAACAAGTGAAGAGTTTAGACCTTTCAATAAAGGTGGTAGTTCTTTTCCAAATAGACGACCAAAACTATATGGTGTTGGAACAGATCCTGTTATAGAATCTAGAAACAGTACAGATTATATTGCTCCTGGCATAACTCCTTTTGAAGTTATAATGTACTTAAAAGAAGAAGCTCAACACAAAGAAAATAATAATGTAAGTGATTATGTTTTTTATCAAGATTTAGATGGTTTTCATTTAACAACTATCACAGAATTAAAAAGACGTGAACCAATTGCTACTTTCCAAGTTCAAGATCCAGCTGTAGAAAAGAAGAATAATTCAATAACAGATGATGATGGTCAAAGTTATCCTTTGATACTTAGAACTATAGTTGAATACAATGTTAAAAAAACATTTGATACTATTAATAATTTAGGTATAGGATTATATGGTAATAGAGTTGCAGCTTTAGATTTACTTACAAAAAGATTTGATGAAAAAACTTTTTCATATATGGCATCTGCAGATCAACTAGAACCTATGGATGTTGGAAAAATTAATCCTGATAACTCTTTGTTTAGATTCTCAGGATCAACTCATACAAGATTTATTGCTACAGAGTTAACAACATCAAGTGTCAACACAGGAAATCCAACAAACTTTAGTGGTGGACAACAATATGAAAAAGCAAACAAATATTTGTATCCTGTTGGTGAATCAGGTGGTGGTGGAAGTATGTTTATGAGTAGAAATCAAAGAAACGATAAACCAGCTAATGAAAAGAAAGAAGAAGGTACAATAAAAAATTCTGATGCTGATAAAAGATTACAAAGTATCAAATCAGGAGATAAAAGAGTTGCTAATCCAAGATCAAGACATGAATTGTTAAATAGAAGAGTTTCAGGTAAAGGTATTTTAGATAATATTATGATTAGTTTTGTTGTTCCTGGTAATAGCGATTTGACTGTTGGTCAAACAATTTTAGTTTATCTACCACAAAACTTAGGTAATAATAAAAATACAACTTATAGTGTTATGTTTGGAACTAAGAAAGGAAACGAACCTGGTGATAGAAATAAACCAAAATTTATTATTACAAGTTTAAGACAAACATATCAACAAGGGCAAAGTTCTTTTAGCACAGTTATCTCAGCTGTAAAAGATAGTTTAGGAGATACAGTTGAGACTATAAGAAAAAAAGCAACACAAGGACAAACATAATGTCTAATAAAACTTTTGACAGAGATTATATAGGTTTAAATGGATTTGTTTGGTTCATAGGTGTTGTAGAAGACATAATGGATCCATTGAAAACTGGAAGAGTAAAAGTAAGATGTTATGATTGGCATGTTGCAAATAAAGGAACTATTCCAACTAGTGACTTACCATGGGCACAAGTTATGATGTCAGCAAACAATCCTAGTGCATCTGGTATTGGTACTTCTCCAAACGGTTTAAAACAAGGTAGTTGGGTTTTAGGATTTTTCTTAGATGGACAATATGCTCAACGACCAATGGTATTAGGATCCATTCCTGGTATACCAAGTTATAAAGCTGATGAAAATACAAAAAATGTTGGTTTCAATGATCCAGAAGGAAGATATCCAACAGTTGCTCATGAACCAGATACAAATAGATTAGCTCGTAATGATGCTAATAATGCTCACGTTGTTATAGAAGCAAAAAATACAACAAAAGCAAACAATGTACCAACTGCCTTAATGGATCCAGCTGGTAAACATTGGGAAACAGATTATACTTGGAATGAACCACCAAGTGCATATGCAGCTGTTTATCCAAACAACCATGTCTTTGCAACACAATCAGGTCATATAAAAGAATATGATGATACAACACATAATGAAAGAATTCATCAGTATCATAAATCAGGTACATTTTATGAAATAGATAAAACTGGAATAAAGACAGAAAGAATAGTTGCTAACAATTATACTATTATAGCACATGATGATAATGTTTACATAAAAGGTATTTGTAATCTGACTATAGATAGCCATTGTCATACTTACATAAAAGGAAACTGGAAAGTACAAGTTAATGGTAATAAGTATGAAACGATTCATGGTAACAATGTTATATCAGTTCACAAACATCAAACAGAAACAGTTAATAATTCAGTAACTGAAACATATTCAAACACTTTTACACAAAGTATAACAAATACTAAAGCAACAACTGTTGGAGGTAATGTAACTGAGACTTATGAGAAAGCTAAAACAGAATCTGTTACTGATGGTGTATCAGAAACATATGGTAGTCAAGCAACATCAGCTGGAACAATCGACATTACAGCAACAGATGGTGACTTGAAACTTGAAGGTGGTGACGACATTCACTTGAATAAGGACAAGTAATGAAAGGTTCATATAGAGTAAAAATGTTTGATAAGAGTATTAATGAATATGATAACTTTGATGATATACCAGATAAGTTTTATAGATTGTTAAAATATAATCCGGAATATCCACCTACACCACATAGTGAAGAAGATCATAAGATGATAGAAGAATTTGATAATAAATTACACGAACTATTAAGGAGAGAATCAGATGTCGAGTAAAGCAGTAACAAGAGAAGGTGATAAGGACGTAACTCATTGCTCAACACCAGCACGAGATCAACATTCACCAAATGTGCTTGTTAATAATATAGGTGTATCAAGACAAGGAGATAACAATACTGTTCATTTATTACCAGGACTACCTTGTCCATCACATGCAGCACCAATAGCTACTGGATCAACAACTGTTTTTATCAATGGTAAAGGATGTGGTCGTATAGGAGACGCTATATCAGCATGTACTTCAGTTGCTGAAGGTTCTGATAACGTATTCGCTGGTTAAACGCATAAATAATGTAAAAGGAGATAATTATGGATATACATGAAACTTTAGTAAGTCTTTTCAATACTTATACTAATGAGAATGAGAAGGCTGTATCAGGAAATAAAAGCGCCGGTACTAGAGCTCGAAAAGCATTGAGTGAGATTTCGAAACTATGTAAAGATAGACGCAAAGAAATCCAAGATATGAAAAATAATTAGGAGATACAGTGTCAATAATTAGAAATGTTGTTTACAAAGATGTAGATCTACTTTTTGATGTACACCCTGTTACAAGAAAGTTGAATACACTTACAAACAACAGAGCCATTTCTAGAGCACTCAAAACATTAGTTTTGACTGATAAAGGTGAAAGACCATATCAGCCATTTCTGGGTGGAAATATTAGATCAAGATTATTTGATCTAGCAAGTAATGGCTTACAAATTGAAGCTGATATTAAACAAGATATAGAAGACGTAATAAGAAACTATGAACCAAGAGCAGAATTAATAGATGTGTTTGTTGATAGTAATATAGATGGTAATGCTATTAATGTAACAATTAAATTTAGAGCAGTGAACCAAACTGATCCTGAAGTAGTTAATTTCTTTTTAGAGAAGGTTAGATAATGGCTAAAGCAAATAGTGCTATAAGAGTAACAGATATTAATTTTAATTCTATTAAGACAAATCTTAAAAATTATTTAAGAAGTAAACCAGAATTTACAGATTATGATTTTGAAGGAAGTGCTCTTTCTAATTTGTTAGATATTTTAACTTATAATACTTATTATAATTCAATCTATACAAACATGGTTGGAAATGAAATGTTTCTTGATAGCGCACAGATAAGAAATAATGTTGTAGCTAGAGCAAAAATGTTAGGATATACTCCAACATCAGCTAGAGGTTCTTCTGCTACATTAAACCTTACAGTCACACCTACAACAAATGTAGTAAGTTTAACTGTAGCATCTAATACTTTATTTACTTCTACAATAGACGGAGTACAATATAAATTTACAACAAGACAACCATACGTATTATTACAATCACAAAACTATACAAGTAATACAATTGTAATCAAAGAAGGTGAACCTATAACACAAAAGTTTACAGTTAACACTTCAACAACACAAAGATTTGTTTTAGATAATGATAATGCTGATACAACAACATTAAAAGTAAAAGTACAAACAAGTACATCTAATACATCATTAAGAACATTTAATGAAGCAACTAATGTTGTAGATGTGGCAGCAAATAGTTTAGTATATTTTATTCAAGAAAATAATGATGGTAAATATGAACTTTTATTTGGTGATGGTATATTAGGTAAGGCTCTTGATGATGATAATATAGTCATAACTGATTATAATGTTGTTAATGGATCCACAACCAATGGTGCAAATAATTTTGTTGCTCCAGCAACAATAGGTGGACAATCAACATTTACAGTAAGTGTTGCTAACTCTGCATCAGGAGGAGCTAACTCTGAAGGTGTTGCAAGTATTAAATTTAATGCACCTAAAAGTTTCCAAAGACAAAATAGAGCAGTAATAAAAAACGACTATGCAAGAACAATATTATCTGAAGCACCTGATATACAAGCAGTAAGTGTTTGGGGTGGTGAAGAGAATGATCCACCAATATATGGTAAAGTTTATATAGCTGCTAAACCAACTGGAGGTAATTTATTATCAGATCAAAGAAAATCAGAATTGGTAACACTTCTTACATCAAAGAATGTAGTTACTATCTCGCCTACTTTTGTTGATGCAACTTATCTTTATGTTGTACCTAGAATTACAGTAAGGTATAATGTTGGACAAACAACATTAACAGCAGGTGCAATATCAGATAAAGTTTCAACGGCAGTAGTTAATTTTGAAACTGCTAATTTAAGTTTATTTGATAAGAAGTTTAGAGAAAGTGAATTTATTGGTTCTATGGTAGCAAGTGATACAAGTATAGTAGGTGCAAACATAACATATAGTATGATGAAAAGATTTAGTCCTAACCAAAACATTACAACATCATATAGTATAGCTTTTAACAATGGAATTCATAATCCACATGCAGGGCATCTTGGTGCAGTTGCAAGTACTTCATTTACATTTCAAAATCAAACTTGTTTCTTAGATGATGATGGAAATGGTGTTCTTAGAATTTATTACTTAGATTCTCAGAATAGTAAAACATATTTAAATACTTCGGCTGGAACGGTTAATTATAGCACAGGATTAGTTGTTATTAAAAGTGTAATAATTACAAGTTCTAGTACAATTGAAGTACAATGTAAACCAGCAATTAATGACATCAGTCCAGCAAGAAATATGATACTACTAATCTCAAAAGCCTCCATAGATATTGTTAACGATTCAACTGGTGCTACAGAATCTAGTGTTTCAAATGTTACTACAGCTGGAACAACTGAAACTATTACAAGTGAAACAGCAAGAATCTTATCAACAGGATCAACGGGTGGTGTAACTAATCTGGTGTACTAATGGCTGTTTCAAAAAAAATATCTTCACAGATAGGACAACAGCTACCTGATTTTATTAGATCTGATGCCCCACTATTTCAATCATTTATTGAAGGATATTATGAATATTTGGAATCTGCTAATAATGTTTTAGATGCAAGTAGAAATCTTTTAAATTATCAAGACGTTGATACTTCTATAGACAAGTATGTTGAATATCTTAGAAGAGAAATTATCCCAGATTTTCCAAGATCAACATTAGCCAATACACATTTTATTCTCAAAAGAGCTAAAGACTTATACACTTCAAGAGGATCCGAAAAGAGTTATCAATTATTATTCAGAGCATTATATAATCAAGAGATTGAAATATATGATCCAGGTGAAAGTATATTAAGAGCATCTGATGGTAGATATGTAAAAGAGAATAGTATTAGAGTTGGTGATCCTGCATTAGGTAATACACAATTATTACTAGGACAAAATATAACTGGTTTAAGTAGTGGTGCTACCGCTAAAGTAGAAAGAATTAATAGAACAACTGAATCTGGATTTATAGTGCAAGAATTATTCTTGTCAGGTATTAGTGGTGACTTCCAAGATTTAGAATTAGTAAGAAATAGTGGTAATACAGTTAATGCAACAATCTATAATATTACAGGTACTATAACAGGTATTAATTTAGCTGATAAAGGTGCTGGTTATGTTATTGGAGATTCGCTTACACTATCAACTCCAACTTCAACAAAAGATGGTAAAGCAACTGTTGCTGAAACAGATAACTTTAGTGCAATACAATTTTCTGTTACACATGGTGGTAAAGGTTATACAATAGGAAATAATATAGTAGCAGTAACAGCTGACGATAATGGTACTGGTGCTTCTTTTTATGTTGATACATTAAGTAATACAGAAGTTTTATTAATTGATAGTGATGATATATCAGCTGTTGCTAATGTTCCGTTAAATGTAACTGGATCTACAACAAATGCAAATACAAATACTGCATTTCCAAGATTAGGAGCTAATGCAAGATCATTAAGTGCTAACTTAGCAGTTGCAAATGTAAACAGTAAGTTAGGAAGTGCATTAGCATTTGTAAACACAACAGTCGGAACAATCAACAGTGTTTATACAACAAGTTATGGATACAATTATGTTAACATTCCAAACATATCAGTTAGAAATCCAGCAGTAGCAGAATTAAGATTAGTTGATCCAGATAGACCAACTACATTTAAAGGAAACAATGCAATCATTACTGCAACTCATGTTGATGGTGCATTAAAATCAACTACAGTAACAGATGGTGGTTTAAGTTTTAACAAATATGAAAATTTAAGTATTGTAAATGATACAAGAACACCAACAGCAAATGCAACAGGATTACCTTCTATTACAGGATTAAGAGCATATGAAGGTAAGTATACAGATACAAAAGGTTTTTTATCGTGGAATAACAGATTACAAGATAACTTCTTTTATCAAGTATACAGTTATGTAATTAGATCAAAAAAAGCATTAACAATATACAAACAGTTTGTAGATGACTTATTACATCCAGCTGGTACAAAAATGTTTGGTGAATATACTCAGACGAGTAATGTATCAGTAGGTACATCTGTTGCTAGTAATGTTTCAACCAAAACAAGTGCATTTACATTTGACTCCGTTGCACTTACATTTGATTCTAGTAACACCACATTTGATGCTTTTTAATATAAATAGAAACAAGGATTAGAAATGGATAAATTCACAGAAACATTAGATAAGTTAAGATTATTTCCTAGATTATTCATAACAGTTTATATTTGGATGTTTTATGATGTAGTACAATGGTTTATGGCTTTGCCTGCACCAACAAATCAACAAGCTGGTTTAGTTTCAATTATAGTTGGAGCTGGTGCTGCTTGGTTTGGATTATATGTTAGGAGTAAATAATGGCTAAACAAACAGTTGATTTAGGATCATCAGCTAATGACGGTACTGGTGACAGTATTCGTTCTGGTGGTGATAAAATAAATGATAACTTTACAGAAGTTTATAACGCATTAGGTAATGGAACAACTATAGCAGCAAACACTGGAACTTTAGCTTCCAATGCTTATCTTATATCTTCATATCAATCAAATACTCAAATAACAGCAAGATTAAATACTTATGCTTTAGTTGCTAATGTAGCAGCTTTAGCTGCACTATCAAATACTAACACAGCAATAGCAGCAAGAGCACAAGTTGCAAATGTTGTAACATTAGCTGCATTAGCTAATACAAATAGTGCAATAGCTAAAAGAGCAGAAGTAGCAAACGTAGCTAGTTTAGCTGCATTAGGAAATACAAATTCAAGAATAACATTACTTAACACAAACTTAACAGGAACAAACACAGCTGT